ATCGCCAACTTCCAGGGTGTTGGCCAGCGAGTTGAAGTACCCGCTGGTGTTGACATCAGCAATGGCGTCGGTGGTTTTGTAACCATACATCGACGGGGCATTGCCACGCTTGGACGCGCTGTACGCGGTGAAGCCGTCAGCAGAGTAAGCCATGTTTCAGACCCTCCTATTAAGCGGCAGCCGCGGTGTCGCGGGCCGTGATCTTGACGATACCCTCGGCGTCGATCGCCACAGCACCGGCAGAGAACAGGGCGTTGACAAGCCAGCTGGTCTTCTCGGGGATGTAGTTGATCTCGGTGCGAGGAGCGATGCCTTCAGCGTAGCCAATTGCTTGGTTGTGGAAGGCGTACAGGGTACGGTCGTTGGAACCGTCGATGGGCAGGCCACCCTCAGAACGATCACCCAGCACATGGAACTGGAAGCCCATGAATGCGTTGATCTCGCCCTGAACCAGCGCCTTAACGGTGTTGAAGTCAGAGCTGGTCACCGAGGTCTGCTCCAGCATCGCAGCCAGGGAGTTGGCGTGGATGATGATGTGGCGGCCATCAGCCGGAACGTTTTTGGCGTTCAGGATCTTGGCAGCCTCGCGCAGCTTGGCGATGTTCATATTGGTGTTTGCGCCGCCGATGGAGTTGGCGACGGTGCCGGTGCCGGAGGCAGCAGACAGCGCATCGAGGATCAGCTGATCCTGGCGACGGCCAATTGCTGCACCGACCACTTGGGCCAGCTCGCTACGCTCATCGAAGTTGACCTTCTGCTGGCTGAAGATGTCGCTGTACTCAGCGGCATTCCAATCGCCCAGCGTGCAGGTCACGGTGCTGAACCCGACGTTCATCGGGGTCACATCGGTCTGGGTCACGCGGGCAGTAGCCACGCCCTTGCCGACCTTGGGGAACTTGACGGTGGAGCCTTCGACACCCCGACGCTGACGCACAGCGCCCACCAGCATTGCTTTGCCCTGGTAAGCCTGTTTGACCTCTGCGTCGAAGAGAGTGACAAAGGCGTTCGAGAGAGAAACGCTCATTTGATTACCTCATTCGGTTGTTGGACAGGGTTTGCGCGTCGGTGAGCCGGAGATCCGGGCCTGTGCTTGCTGCTTGCGGCAGCCACTCGTCAGCATCTCGCTGCGGTCAGGGTCACATTGCTGTGGGCCTTGGGCCTTGATTGTAGGGAAAAAACTACGTTGTCAATAGCCCCCGTTGCATTCTGGACAAAAAAAGCCCCGGCGGATTAGGCCGGGGCGAGGTGGCAACTGCCTTGCGGCAGACCTTGGAGACTCAGCTCATCACCTGGTTGAACAGGCGCTCGACCTTCTGCCGGTAGGCAGCGTCGGTCTTGTACTTTGGATCGGCCACCATGGCGTACAGTTCCTCTTTGGAGGGTGCGCCGTCGATGGGGGCTGACTCGATGGGCACCCGGCCCTCGTAGGCCTCGCGGATCTTGAGCAGGGCCTGCAGACCGCGGGCGGTGCCGCCCATGATCTTGAACTCCTCGAAGTCGTCCTTGCTCCAGACGCCCTTGTTGACCAGGCCCCTGGCCCAATCCACCATGCCGTTGATCATGGCGTTGGCGTTGGGGCCGAGCTTCTCCATCTCGACCTTGGGATCGACCATGTCATTGCCCAGGATCTCCTGAGCATTGGTCTGCAGGCGCTCCACCAGGTCATCGAACTGAGCCTGGTTTAGGCCGTTTTCCTTAGCCCAGCCGACGATGGTGTTTGCCATCGGGTTATCTGCGGAGTTCTCTCCGAACTTGCTGGTGTCGTACTTGCCGTCAGCCGGCGCGTTGTGTGCGCCCTTGCTGATCTTGCCGCGCAGGTCGCGCCAGGACTTGGCCAGGCTCTCGTAGTCGGGCTTGCCGTCCTTGATGAAGTTCTCCGGCAGCCACTCGGGCGGGGCCTCCTGGGCAGCAGCTGGAGCTGCAGCTGCAGGGTCTGCAGCCTTGTGGGGGATCTCCGCTTTCTGCGGCTCTGCGGGGGTGTTGGGGTCTTCGACGGTGACCGAGTCCAATAGGCCGGTGTCGCCACCGGGTTGGTCGTTGGTGTCTGCCATTGGTTAGAGCTTCCTTGCTTGGTTGATCCGCGCTATCAAGTCCCGCACCACGTTCCTCTGCCCCTCGGCAAAAAAGGCATGGGAGGGATCAGCACCCGGCACGGCGACGGGCACATCCACATACATCTCGCGCAGCCACTCCAGCAGCTTCTGGCCATCCTCGGTGCCGAACACCCGCAGGCACAGGCGCATCAGGTCTTCACGCTTTTGCGTGGCCTCGCGTCTGTCCTCGGTCTGGTCGGCGGCTTCCAGGTCTTCCCAGCTCATGCAGGCATCTCCTCAGCCGGGGCCATTGGTGCGCCACCGGCCTGGGCCTGTGCAACCATGGCCTGAGCCATGATCTGGTCTTGCTGGGCCTTCTGGGCCTCCTCGAGGATGACGGCCCGCTCCTCGCGGGTGTTGCGGACGGCCATGGGCACGCCCAGCTTCTCGCCTAGGTAGTCGGGCAGGGCGTCGGTTTTGAGGGCCACAGCGCCGTCTGCGCCGAAGCCCTGCATGATCTGGGCGTACTGCAGGATGGCCTGCACCTCGTCCATGGCCTGGGCCTGGGCCAGCGGGGCCTCGGGCACCACCTTGACCTCCAGGCCGTTGACCCGTAGCGGCATATCGATCAGGCCGCGCTCGTCCATGACCTCAAGGATCTTGGCCACCAGCGGGATCATGGTTTCGTTGATCAGGCGACCGAAGGCGCTGCCCAGGTTCTGCGACAGCTCCTTCATGCGCTCCACGATCTCGGTGGCCGAGCGGGCGCTCATGTTGTCCGGCGGCAGGGACTCGTCCAGCAGGATGCGCTTGACGTTGGAGCGCAGGTCGTTGATCACCAGCTGGCTGACGTTGAAGTCGCCGGAGCGGGGCAGGGCGGCCAGGGCCGGGCCTTGCGGGCCGCCGTTGCGGGCCACCGGGATGATCGCGCCGGGGGCCAGCTTGACGGTGTTGGGGTTCAGCACCCCGTCGTCGGCAGCCGTGTAGACCCCCGAGACAGCCAGGCTGGCGTTCTTGAGCAGCAGCTCGATGGTCTTGTTTAGGGTCTTGATGTCCGGCAGGGCCGTGAGCAGCGGGCCGCGGCCATAGATCTCGCCGGCCACCTTCATGTAGCGCGAGATCACCCAGGGGCTGGACTTGCGCCGGCGGTAGACGATCTCCTCTTTACCGTGCTTGTAGATAACGTGGTAGCAGTAGTCGCCGCGCTTGGCGTCATAGATCGTGGCCTCGAGCAGCTCCACATCCTCGGTGGGCTTGTCCTGGATCAGGCGGGCCAGCTGGCCTTCGATCTTGGCATCCGGCCATTGGCGCTGGATGGACTCGCCCTTCATGCGGATCTTGCGGTAGACGTTGTCCACCTGGCCGTTCGCGCCCTCCTCGTAGGTGACCAGGAACAGGGGCACCGGGATGAAGTTGATGGGGCTGATGTCGTCGCCAGGCTGCACCATCATGCAGGCGGTGCCCACGGCCAGGTCGAGCAGAAACTCGCCCATGGCGATGTCGAAGTTGCTCTGCCGCAGGACTGTGAACATCTTGTCGTTGTAGATCTCCAGCACGGCCTTGGCGGTGCCTTGGCGGTCAGCGGGGATGTCGCTGCCGGCATCCAGGCGTGCCCACTTGCGCTGGGGCGGGAAGACCGCGGACTGCAGCCGGTTGGCGAACCGCTGGGTGGAGTTAATGGCCGTCGAGTCGAAGACCCGCGTCATCTTGTTCTTGCCGGTGTAGTTGCCCTCCCAGACGCCGTACAGCTGGCGCTGGGGCAGGGCGAACTCGTAGGCATCCATGTACAGCGCCTGGAACTCGTCCTTCTTCTTCTGGGCGATGTCCTGGCGCTTGACGATCTGCTCAGGGGTCAGGCGCATCCCGCCGGTCTTGTCTTTGTATTCCATGATTCAATCAGTCCTTCTGAGCTTTGTACTTGGCCAGCAGGTTGCGGCCCTTGGCGGCCAGGCGTGCAGCAGCTGCAGCGGTGCGCGGGGCAGGCTCGCCCCAGGCACGCGCTGCCAGCGCTAGGCGCGTCGGCTCGCCGTTGTCCTTGACCAGCGGCCCGCTGGGGTCGGTGTAGAAGCGGGTCAGGAATGAACCCTTGCGGCGGGCACGCTCACCCGACGGGCTGGACTCCTTCACGCCGGGCTGCAGGTTCTTGCTCTCGCCCGTGCGCTCGTAGTGCCGCCGACCGGCCTCGGTCAGTCCACCCTCGGGGTCTTTGAGCCTGCTCACTTCTTGGCCTTGGCTGCCGCCATGTTGTCGATCAGGTTGGGATAGGGGCGGCCGGCCTTCTGCGCCCGGCGCATGGCCATGCGCTTTTGCGCGTCTGACAGTTCGCGGGGCTTGCCCAGATCCTTTGGCCGGGGCTTCTCCCAGACTTCTTTGCCTTCCATCATTCGTCCTCCTCTTTGAGCAGGTACTCGGCCAGCAGCTGGCGCTCCATGCGCGTAAGCGTCAGGTTCTTCTTGAGCTTCTTGCCCAGGGCCACCTTCTGCTCGTCTTCAAGCTCAGGCTTTTCCATCGGCTTGTCTTCGCCGTTCTTCTCGATCTCGATCTCGATCTTCATGCGTAGGCCTCCTTCATCAGGCCACCCTTGCGCTTGGAGCGCGAGCGGCGCTGCTCAGACAGAGCGATGGCGATGGCCTGCTTGCGGTCGGTGACCTTCTGGCCGGAGCTGGACTCCAGCTTGCCCTGCTTGTACTCACGCATGACCTTTTCAACTTTGTCCATTGCTACCTCCCAACATAGTGCGAGTGCTGCGGCGCGTGGCCTGCAGGCGTGCGGCGCGGCGCTCACCGACTTCGCGCTGCATCGTCTGGCCCAGCTGGCTGCGCCTTGTTTCAAACTGTTCGCCGCCCTGGAACTGCTCGACCTGCGGGGCCATCGGCACATCAGGCGCAGTCGGTGCTTTCTCGGTGAACGTGGGCACGGGCTTGGGTTCGTAATAGGTGAACTTCTCGGTCTTGGTTTTGCCGTACCAAGTGCGGTAAGACGTTTCACCCTGGCGCTCCACCACGGGATCCTTCTCCAGCTCGGCCAGCTGCTGGCGATACGCCTCCAGCTTGGCGTTGTAGTCGGCCAGGGCAGCCTGGTACTGGGGATTGGCCACCTGCTGGTACTGCTGCATGGCCGCCTCAAACGGGGCCATCTGCTCGCTCACGCGGCCCTGGTACTGCGCGAAGTTCCTCGAATAGTCCTCGGTCAGCGCAGCGATCTGCGACTTGTACTCATTGGCCAGGCGATCCAGGCCGCCGGTGCGGCGCGACAGGCGGGCCAGGTTGACCTGGGTGGGGCGTATCGTGGCCATTACTGCAACATCCCCGAGGAGCCGCCCAGGTTCATGCCCACGCCCAGTTCGGCGTCCATGCGCTCACCAGACAGCAGCGAGCGGCGGCCCCCGCGGGTGCGGGCACGCAGGGCAGAGGCCTCGGAGGCCGCGGCCTTGCGGCGCTCCTCGTCGGCGGCGGCCTGGACTTCGCGGGCCTTCTGCTCCATGGCCAGCTTGTTGTCGCGGTAGGTCTGCGACTGCAGCTCAAACTGCTGGCGAGCGAGATCAGCCTGCTGCTGCAGCGAGGTGGCCTGCTGCGCGTAGGCCTGCGTCTGGCGGGAGATCTCCTCGCGCATCCGCGCCGCATCAGCAGCCTGCTGTGTCAATGCCTCGCGCTGCTGACTCGCCGCTTCCTGGCGCGACCTGCGGGCCTGATTTGCCTGAATAGCCGTAGACGCAAGAATTGCGGCAGCGATCCAAGGGAATGCCATGGTGAACTCCATTCAATCGGACAGTGTGCAATGGATTCTATTGAGGTCTGTACAGGATGCAAGCCGGGTGATTGCGCTGCGACATCACCCCGAGAAGACATCGAAGTCCTGCTTCATTATCACGGTCTGGTTCATGGGTCTGCCGCCCAGGCTGGGGGTGCGGGTCATGCGGTTGTACTCGCCGCCGCCCAGCATCAGATAGGCAAATGAATCGCCGATGTGGGAATGCTCGTTCTTGTTGGGCGCATCCCTGAATCGCTCCTGGCCGGAGCCGACAGACACGCGCTTAAAATGGTAGCCGCCGCCCAGCGCCTTGCGGAGGAGCTTGCATTGCCTGTTGACGATCAGCCCCGGCTTGCCGGCGATCAGGCGCTGCATGGGGGCTGCAGCTGCTTCTCGGCGCACCTTGAAGTCGTTGCTGGCCGTCGGCTGCGCCCGTAGCCCCAGCGTCCGCAGGAAGTCGAAGCTGGTCACCTCGTAGATCGCATCCCTAGCCATGCCGGCGGGGTCGCCCCACAGCAGTACCTGGTGGTTGGGGAAGTGCTGGTTGAGCAGGGCCAGCAGCTCCAGGCCAAACCGCTCCAGGCCCATGTCGAAGGTGACGATCTCCTTGTGGATGACCCAGCGGCCATTGGGCAGGCGCTGTCCGATGGTGGCTGCGGGCGTCAGGCCGAAGTCCAGGCCGATTTGGATGGGCACGGTGGGATCCACCTCGGTGTCGCCGGACATGGTGCTGTCCTCGTACTCTGGCCAAACGGGGCGGCCTTCCTGGACGTAGGTGTACAGGCCCCCGGCGTAGCAGCGGATCCAGTCGAGGTTCTTGCCCAGCAGCATCTGCGGGTAGTAGCCCGCGGGCAGGTTGTTGATGTTCTCGGCCTTGGGGTTGACCTTCCACCACTTGCCGGCGCTGTAGACATGGTCGTTCGCCTCGGGGTTGTCCGGCAGGGTGTCGGGGTCTGCCTCCATCACGCCGCCTGGTTGCTTCCAGAACTTCCAGGCATAGGGGCCGGACATCTTTTCCTTCTCGGCCATGTTGTGCCACCAATGGTCATCGTCCATCGGGTTGGTGTCCATCCAGATGCCGTGCCAGGTAGCGCCACCGTCGCGCTTGGTCGGGTAGCGACCGACCCGGTGGGTGAGGCCGTCGATCACTGCCTTGGGCAGCTCGCGGGCCTCGTTGACCCAGGCCCCGGTCAGCTCGAGCGACAGGAGCTTCCTGACATCCTTGGGCTGGTCGAGGGCCAGGAAGATGACCTCGCAGTCAATGCCTGCAGCGCCATCGCGGGCCGGCAGCCGGATGTGGTGGGTGATGGGCGGCGTCCACAGCATGGGCCCGAAAGTGGCCTCGGGGAACAGATCCAGCCAGGTCTTGATGGTGGTGGTCTTCAGCATGGGGTAGCTG